CCCGTATCATCGCCATTCTTGATTACTGGTCACAGACCGTTTTGAAACCTCTGCATGACTGGGCTTTCGCTCAGCTTCGGAAGTTCGACTCCGACCGTACCTTCAATCAGAATGCGATTGATCCACGCCTTGATGCTGGGTTCTTTGCCTCGTTCGACCTTAAGTCGGCTACGGACCGATTTCCTGTATCACTACAGGAGCGTATCCTAGCAATTTACATCAACGAGGAGAGAGCTTCCGCTTGGCGCTCAATCATGACGGATAGGGACTTCCTTAAGCATGACCGCAGCGGCACCGTAAGGTACGCTGTTGGTCAGCCGATGGGAGCCTTTTCCTCATGGGCCATATTTTCACTTACTCATCATATCCTAGTTCAGTACGCCGCTTATCTTTCCGGTAAAACCGGTCAGTTTCGCGACTACCTACTTCTAGGTGATGATATCATGATATATGACGAAGAAGTTGCATCCAACTACGAATCCATACTCCATTCCCTTCAGGTTGAAATTCAACGCGAAAAATCTCTGGTATCGAAAGACACCTTTGAATTTGCGAAGAGAATCTTCCATCGAGGGCAGGAGCTAACAGGATTCCCCCTAGCTGCCTTTGTTTCCAACCATAAGAGCGTTTCCGCACTTTGGTCAGTTACTCTAGTCAGCAGGGAGCGGGGTTATGCAAGGTTACATCCTTACGCAATCCCGGGGTTTATCAAGGACATACAGAGCTCATGCGGAGTGAATCGAAGATCCACAAAGCACATTGCTAAGTATTACGAAGCCTACCGTGGTTTGATAAGTCACGGCGACGATCATAGCCTATTACAATGGAGTTTATCCACTATATATAGAACCTTAGATCGCCAAAGACCATGTAGATCTAACCTTATCCTAGAAAAGCAAGAGCTAGTCTGGGACTTAGGATATTTCATCATGGCCTATAAGGCCTCCCTTGTCGATAACGCATACAAACAGTTCAACCAGATATCCTTTCAGATAACTGGTCAAGACTGGGATGCTGGCGGTATCGAAGGTACGACTTCCCAAGTAACAGCGCCTATTGACATTATGAGAATCCCGATCGTGTGGGTATCGCGCCGAATGGCCGAAGCCCAACGTGTCGAGATCTCAACCTTGATGGGATACGCCAGAGAGGAGCGGTTCGAGGCATTTCTGTCTCTCCCCGTTTCTCCAATTGGTGATCTTACAAGGTTGATGTCGCATAGCGTCAATAAAACCTCTTTAGCACGGCACGATGCAATGATGAAAACCATTAGGTTCCGTCAAAAGCATCTAAACCAGCTACTCAGTGAAGCATATCAAGCTCCATCAGAATATGGTCTGCCGGTGCAGGCATCCTAGAT